CGGCGATCTAACAGCGTAATAGGGAGGGATAAATGGCTAAGAAGACTGGTAGACGTTCCGCTGCATCTAATGACTTTCTAGAGCCATTAGCGCCAACAAGCGTATCTGCTTCAAACGTTGGAACAGGCAGAGCGTACAATAACGGCGCAGCAGTTGTTTCATTCTCTTTACCAGCACTTTCTCCAGCAGCCACATCTTTTACAGTAACGGCAAGTAGCGGACAGACAGCATCTGGGGCATCATCTCCAATCACAGTTACTGGTATCCCTGTTAGCGCATCTGTAACATTTACAGTAACAGCAACAAATGCTGCAGGAACTTCCCCTGCCTCTACTGCCTCTTCTGCAATCGCCATTACAACAAACCCACAAGCACCACAGTCAGTTTCCGCAGCTACAGTTTCTGCAAACCTTAACAGGATTAGTTGGACTGCTGGGGCCACCGGTGGTAGTGCACTTACCTCCTATACAATTACTGGCTCTGACGGCACAAGTTACACAGGTATTGCAGGCTCAGCAGTGACTTATGATGCCTCAGATAGCACACCTAGTGCTGCTTCTCCAGGATCACAGAGCTATACTATTACCGCAACTAATGCTAATGGAACTTCAGATGCAGCCGGAACAAGCGCAGTTACTACTATTGCACCATTCTTTCCTTTCTTCCCACCGTTTTTCCCTCCCTTCTTTCCGTTCTTTCCTCCATTCTTCCCTCCATTCTTCCCATTCTTTCCTTTCTTCCCGCCTTTCTTCCCACCATTCTTTCCTTTCTTCCCGCCTTTCTTCCCACCATTCTTTCCTTTCTTCCCACCATTCTTCCCGCCATTCTTCCCGTTCTTCCCATTCTTTCCTCCCTTTTTCCCACCATTTTTCCCATTCTTTCCACCATTCTTCCCACCATTCTTCCCACCATTCTTCCCGCCATTCTTCCCGTTCTTCCCGTTCTTCCCGCCATTCTTCCCACCAACATTTGGTCCATACTTCCCGTTCTTCCCATACTTTGCAACTAGCAGAAGGCAGTGCACTAGTGCTGATATGTCTCGAGGAATTGGGTGTCAATTCCCAAGCCAGTGCCTCAGCCTCTCTGCAAGTGGAGGATTCTGCTAACATGATATACTTTACGACATGATAACAATAGAAGAGTTAACGTATGACCCAAGAATATCAACAAGCGTAGTTGGGATGCCACTAGTTTTTGTTATTGATGGGCAATGTGTCTATGACTTTCCATCGACTAAGTATGGTTCAGAACTATTTTTTAATAACAAAGGCATTGTTGATATTTCTGACGAATACCCAGATAATGAGGGGGTAACGGTTAAAATTATCATGGACGAAGAAAATTTTGAAGTGTTGCACGCATCAGACTTTCTTGCAGCTATACTTTTAACTCCGCATTCAGTTCTATGTCTTTTTGATTATCCATTTGGAGCATACGTAGTTTCACCATACGCAACTTTTGATGGGACACAATTTACTATTACAGATAGAGATATGGATGTATTAGACCCCAACCCATATGAACCGCCTTTTACATCCGCTACTTTTTTTGACTTATAGGGACAACTTGCTAAATAGTTAAAATATACGCTATAATATAATAAGGTATCTAATAAAAAGATAGGGCTAATATGCATAACGAGAATGAAAATATCTGGTTCACAAAAGACAGATCAGAAACTGCTTCAAATAGGGTTCCTGTAAAAGAAGTTGGTCAGGGAATTACCGCTGAAAATCTTGGGTTAGGGCTACACGTCTACCACAACACATTTTCCTTAGATGATGCAAACAGATACATCAGTACCCTTGAGTCAAACCTAGGGCAAAATGGAACGTATAAGTGGTCTGAAGCACAGGTAACAAACTCTACAACACCAATTAAAAAAGCTAGAGACGCTGTAGACTTTAAATACAAGCAAGAAAATTTAGGGCCAAGAAGTGAAACTAACTCAGAATTAATTGATCTGCATGAGGAAATCTATCAAAAGCTTAAGTACTGCATAGATGACTATGCTAGATACTGGGGTATTAACGTAGTGTATTATGAAGCCTTTAACTTTGTAAAGTATGAGGGAAGTGGTACCCACTTTAATATTCATGCAGATCACGGTCCAGCGTATAACTGTACAGTATCTGCTGTTATTTATATTAACGATGATTATGAAGGCGGGGAAATAAAGTTCCCAAGACTTGATAATTTAGTTTATAAGCCAAAGGTGGGAGACATTGCAGTCTTCCCATCAAACTATATTTATGAGCATGCGTCCCTTCCAATGGTTTCAGGGACAAAATATTGCGTTGTTATTATGACAGATATCAATGAATTGGGGCACAAGTAATGTCTTTAGTAGCTATATTTAGATCTTTTAGACCATGGATAGATAAAAAGCATATTTCTGTCCCCGCACCAACACAAACACAGATACCAGACTGGTATAAAGATGCAGACAGATTTGCAAAAATGCCAAACGGGGAATACTATAAGGCGCCAAAAGAAGTTTGCCCATTCCCTAAAGAAGGCACAACAGATGACTATGGAAAGATTCCTACATGGAAAGCGTGCCCTGCTATTATGGACGCTTTTACAACTGGGTACATTTTTAAAACACCATGCGATTTAGTTTTTTATAAAAATGACCAGGGAATTATCGATGTAAAAATTGATGACCCTAAGAATAAGGATTTTTGTACTCAACGACCACCTATGCCACAGTTTGAGCACCCAAAGGGATACTATCAATATCACTTTGCTTGGAGTCCTCCTTGGGGATTAGAGCTTCCAGAAGGGTATAGCGCACTGTTTATGACACCAATGAACAGATTTGACTTACCATTTTTAAATACTACTGGGATCGTTGATTCAGACAATGTCCACCTTCTTGGAACTTTTCCATTTTTTATTACGGAGGGGTGGGAGGGTACAATACCCGCCGGAACACCTTATCTTCAAGTACTTCCGTTTAAAAGAGAGGACTGGGAACACAAAGTAGAAATTTTAGACCAGTCTACAATGTATGATAAATTAGTTAAAAACATGCAATTTTACCGACAGCCTGATGGAGGCGTATACCAAAACAAAGTTTGGTCAAAAAGAAACTACAAATAGGGAGAATATAATGCAAACATGGACAGATAAAGAAGACCTAGGCAGCGGTATATTCCGTTATAAGGGCGTAATTAAGAAAGAGATTGATGTTATAAACAGAATTGAGGCTAACCTAAAGCCAGAAGGAGATATGACTGGGTATGCTTGGCAACCCGCGTATGTTGGGTATAAACAACTTATGCCAGAGTACAGAGACTGCAACGACTTTAAGTTTAAGAAGACTGATATAGAAAATGACAAGAGTCAGGTTAGCTTAAACCTTCAAGCTTTGTGGCAAGACCTATACGATGTTAAGTCACCTGCAGTTCAAGACTACTGCAGAACGTATAACATTAACAACCTAAAGTACTGGGAAGCATTCAACTTCATTAAGTATGGTCCAGGACAGCACTTTATGGAACACCATGACCATGGATTTTCTTATAACTGTACTGTGTCTTTGGTTGGATACGTTAATGACGATTACGAGGGCGGAGAACTATTCTTTAGACTCCAGAACTTAAAGGTTAAGCCAGAGGCTGGGGACCTGTTTATTTTTCCATCAAACTTTATGTATCCACATCAAGCGATGCCAGTAACTTCCGGAACTAAGTACTCTATTGTGACAATGCTTGACTACAGCAAAAAGTTCCATACCCCAGAGATGTATAGCGCAGATTCTGACTAATGTTTAACATTTCAGTTGAAAAGACACATGGGGCGTTGTTTGATATTCAACCTATGTCAATTAAGCGAGACTGGATGGACGCAACAGCAGAAAACCATGCATACAGATGCTTTCCAGTAACACAAGCAAATGTCGTAGGGTGGAGCCTTTCTTGCTCTCAAGATATTAAATTTATTTGGGATGGGGTAACAGATGCAACGGCAGATCACGTTCAAATTTTTAGTCCAGAAGGATCCTATTCTGGAAGAGGGCAGTCGTCTATTAGTTTAAATACTGGTTTAGTATTTAGAACAGACGAAAATACAAGCCTTCTTACTATAAACCCTGTTAATTATTTTAGTGAATACTTTGAAACAATGGCTAATATGATAAGCACGTCTTTTTATGATAACCCGCTTCCTCTAGCTATTAGGGCAAAAAAGGCAAACGAAGAGGTAGTGATAAAGGCCGGAACCCCGATAGCAACAATTATACCTATATCTTTAACTAACCTAAATAACAGTACCATAGAGATCTATGACTATAAAGATGAAAATGGTTTAAGGGATAAAGCAAATAGGTCTTATGGGGAGGCCACACAGGCATTAATAACTACTGGAAAATGGACAGACTGGTATAGAGATGCTGTAAATGAAAAACAAGAATCTTTAGGTAATCATGAGGCAAGAGTTTTAAAACTTAATGTAATAGATAAGACGAAAAGAGATATACTATGAGCATGGAATCAAATAAAGACTCGTATACCGTAGTAAAAAGAACTCCATCTATAACTCCGTCAGGCTGGTTTGGGGATAGCAAAGACATGATTGTTGAGCTAGAGAACTTCATGACCCAAGAAGAGATAGAGTTTTTAGAAAAAGCCGCCAAGTCGCTAACAATTTGGGACGTAACGCAAAGCCATACAAATGAAAATGGCACCGTTACTTACGACTCAGATTATTGGAAAGACCGGGTTGCAACTCAACCAACTTTAGACAAAAATGACCCAAAGATATCCCCAGTAATTGCTGGTCTATTTCAAAGACTAAGGCCAATTATTGAGGAATTTTATAAGGTAGAGGTTCACCCAACGGGCACAACTATTGTTAAGTGGCTTCCGGGTCAATTTCAAAAACCACATGCTGATAAAGAGCTTCACGAAGGCCCAGATGCTGGAACACCTAACGACTTCCCAAACTATGACTTATCAAGTTTATTTTATTTAAACGATGATTATGAAGGTGGTGAGCTATACTTTCCACTACAGGGGGTACAGTTTAAGCCTAAAAAGGGTGCTGCATACTTCTTCCCAGGAGATAAGAACTATATCCATGGGGTTACTGAAATCAAGAGTGGTTTAAGATTTACATGCCCATTCTTTTGGGAAATTACCCGACATACAGGGTCTAAACAACCGTAACGACAGGATATACTATAACTATGAAATCTATCTATGACATACCACTTAACTCGGCTGATGGAACCCCCGGCTTTTTAGAGCAATTTAAGGGTAAGGTTACACTGCTGACAAACACTACAGTTGGCTGCGGCAACGCTAATCAAATGGAAGTTCTCCAATGGCTTCAAGATAAGTACGGTGGAGATGATTTCCAAGTTATTGCGATCCCTACTAACGACTACTGCGGCCCTGGAGTAACTAAGGGTAAATGGTCTGAAGGTATTACTTGCGGTTTAGACTCACAAGAATATGGTCAAGAAGTCTACGGAACCACGTTTAAGTTCTCAGAGATGGTGTCGTCAAACCCAAATCAGAGTGCTACTGAGCTTAGTCCCTATAAGGGAGATAACACTGTAAACGGTCTAGGACAACCAAGAAAAGAAACACATGAACTATACAGTGAGATTAGAGATCAAATGCATGCTTACGCTGCAAAACAAAAAGAACTTGGAATTCCAGATAGAGATGGCTACTTGTCTCCTTGGCTAAATCAACCTGTTTCTAATGGTGCAATGCAAGGCGGAAATTTTGAAAAGTACCTTATTGATAAAGATGGGTATGTAGCTAACTGGTTTCAGTGCACAGTATTAAACTACGATATTGAAAAAACACTAAAAGAAGCCCTAATTGCTGAGGGAAACCCTGCTGGTCTGGGAGAGGGTAGAACTCCAGAGGTGTTTGAAGAAGAGTACGCCCTTGTTCAACAAGAAATAGAAAAGCTAATTGCTGGAGACAAATCCCTTTTAAATAACTAGACGGAGTAAATGCACAATGAACTTGGAAAACAAAACGAGAATAACAAAAGATATAGTTGTTTATAAAAACTTTATAAGCAAAGAAGATTGTAAAAAGATGATTCAAGCCCTAGATGCTCAGGCAGAGAATGGTGCACTCTCTTGGATGCCAATCTCGTTTTATGAGTCATACTCTTCAGTTTTGCCGCAGGATAATGATCAAGAAGTTATTGACGCTGGTCTCTCTCCAACCATATTTTCAGACATTGAAAAAGCAATGCCGGAAGCAATCGCTTCAGTACACGATCTAGATCCAAAAACAATTTGTAAGATTGGGTACCACACACAAAAGTGGGAGCCAGGGGCATACGCAAGAATTCATTCTGATAACACAGATGCTGAAGGAAACTCGGGTGCATTTACAAGAAGCCGCTATGCAGGTTTTCTATATCTTAATGATGATTTTGAAGGTGGTCTTCTACAGTTCCCAACACAAACTATCTCAATTAAACCAGAAGTTGGAATGCTTGCTGTATTTGATGGGGGATTTAACAACATGCACGAAGTGACTCTTATTACAGGTGGAGTAAGATACACTATTGGGTCTTTCTGGGATGACCGAGAAGAGTCAGCTTACCCACAAGAGGTACGAGATGCTTGGGCAGAAGAAATGAAGGCTACTAGAGCACAACAAGAGATTGAACGAGCAGAGTGGCAAGAGCTTCTTAAGCAGGGTTGGAAGCTGGACGCGTCTGGAAATAAGTATAAAGTAGAGGATCTGTAAGTGAGCATCTTTTTAGAAAAAGAATTTAAAAATAGTGGGTATCCTGTTGAAGTTTTACACGAGGGTGTTCTGTCAGTAGAAAATTTTCTAGACGACGAAGAACTGCAAACAATATTAAAAATAATTGAAGCCACCCCTAATGAAGAGTGGTCAGTAGAATATACAAGAAACCTTGCTCTATTTTGTATGGAAAAATTTGGAAGGGAAGACGTAGACAACCTTGTTGCTGAAGGAAAGTTTGAAATAACTGCGGGCTGGGAAGATAAAAACTTAAGGATGGTTAATGAGCCAATAAGCAGAACTATTCAAGACAGACTTAACAACCTGGTTCAACTTGCAGACCCTACCTTAGAGCTTGCTGGATTTGGAACGCTGCAAAGAATGCAAAGTGGTGTTGAACTAAAGGCTCACACAGACCAAACTACAGACCCATCTATAAGATATGCCGCCATACTATACCTTAATGACGATTATAAAGATGGAACTTTGTTTTTTAAAAATAAAGAGCAATCAGACATAAAACCAAAACCAAAAACTTTACTTATTTTTCCAGGCACTGAAGAGTATGAACATGGAGTAAGAACTGTAGGGGATGGCCCTATTAGGTATGTTACAGTTGGGTTTATTAAAGAAAAAGACCACTACGAAAAAAATAAATACTAAGGGGTATATAGATGAATAGAGAAATTTTAGATCCAAAAGCATACTACTATACAGATGCTATTGAGGACTTTGATACTTTTAAAAAGGTTTGGAAAGAGTTAGATGACCTTGAGCAATATCCGGATTCTGGGGTAAATGTTTGGAACCCTTGGACCTCTTCTAACGATGCTTCTTTTATCTATGGAGAAACAAAGACTTTTGACATTAATGCAATAAACCGGCTTAGTCCAATCTTTTCTCCGTATTCAGCCGAAGTAGCTGAAAAAAGTAAATATATTTACAACGCTATTATGACCACAATGTACAACGTTTGCAAAGATTACGCCTCT